AAAGTTCACGTCAACCCTAACGGGGTTGCCCGCTATTACCCCAGTAGGAGTAGCCTGCCCTAAAGCGTATAACGGAATTCTTGGAGTAGTAATACTTACGCTAAAGTTGGTCACTCGGTTAGTTTTAAAAGTATCTAAATTAATCTCCATTGAACTATAGCTTGGTATATTTAGTGTTGTGGGATACGAATCAGTGGGAACATTTTCTAATACTCCTGTACCAAACTCTCCATAAATAGTAGCCGATGTAGAAATCTGGGGGATTTCTCCTATTGAGCAAGCGGCGGAATAGGAATCTAAATAACCTTCTGTAAAAATGAAATTTTTCTCCCCGTGTTCAACTATACCACTAAAAGCTATGTCACCCGTGAAATTCTGGAGGACATCCACTGAAGTAACTGGCGCGCTTGGAGAAGCGGTGTGAGTAAAAAGCGAATTAATGCTTAAACTGGCGGATTGAGGGCCTTCAGGAGCAAATTGTATGCTATTTATCCCTAAATTCCTTAACGGAGCCGCTACCGAATCGTACGAAGCTGAAATAGACTGAACTCCTTGTATCCCGCTACCGTTGATAGTGATACTTTCTGCCTCTCTTGTAATTCTTCCTAACATTACCTTATCTTTATTTTACACTCTTTTTTATGTGTAATATAATAAATAAAGGAATAAGGAGAAATGGCAAATAGTATATATGACGTTCCAGTCCACAATTCAAGTAAGACCTACTTGAAAAATTCCATTGTTTTCGTTAAATCTAACATCGGAGACAGCGGAATACCGAAAGAAATTAAATATTATTACGCCTTGGAAGATGTCCCAGCTGGGCAAGCAATCACCGCTACCCAATACTGGGGAGGCTATGTAAACGCTCAAAATGGCGAATCTATCCCTAATTTTCTATGGACTCCTTCCTACAATCTGTCGGCCGCTCATAATCCTCGAGTCAACTCTGTAGTCTTCGGTAATGGGTACGAACAAAGAATACCAGATGGTATTTATGTAGGTTTAATCACTTTAGATGTTTCTTTTGACATGAGAAGCGAAAATGAAACTCGAGCCATAATACATTTTCTTAGAACTCGGAAAGGCGCAGAAAGCTTTGCTGTGAAAAATTTACCTGAGATTTACGCAGATTCAGGTTATACTAAAAGGTTCGTATGTCCTTCTTTCAATAGTAATTTTGCTTTTCACAATAATTACTCCGTAAAAACTCAGTTTGTAGAAACTAACAATTAAAATGGCAGATTATAGTACAGTAGACGCAGAAAGAGCCAAATCTTCTATAAAGTCTTTAAATTTTGAGCTCACAAACTTGACCCCTTCCGCGATGGTCACCATGTTTGAAATAGACTTGAACAAATTACTGGAGACTAAAGAGATTACTTTAGGTGAAAGCGCAATTCAAGTTGGATTCCCCGGCGATATAAACGACGGCATATTAAGGTTTCACAACAATATAAAAGTATTTAACTCTTATATTATTTGGCAAGGAAAGCAGTACTACCCAGCCCCTATTATTGCCGAAGGGTTCGAGGCCACAACCAAGGGAACACTCCCTAGACCCAACTTGACTTTGGCAAGCCAATCAAAAACCGGCATAGACCAATTAGCTTTACTCAGAAACGAAATAAGAAAATTTGGAGATATAATTGGAGCTAAAGTTACTCGTCGCAGGACTTTTGCTAAATATTTAGACAGAAGGAACTTTTTAGGAGCTTCTGCTGGCTCTACTAAAGCGGCCTCATCTCTCCCTCAAGGTTTTGAGCCCGATCCTTATGCTGAACTTCCTAAAGATGTTTACTTTATAGAAAGGAAAGACACCGAAAATAAAACAGTCTTAACTTATGAACTTTCGTCAGTCTTAGATTTAGAAGGAACTAAGCTCCCAAAAAGGCTCATCCTTGCCGACAAATGCGTTTGGCAATATCGAGGATTAGGATGTTGGTATCAAGACGGCAAAAGTGACGTGTTAAATCCGGGAACCGCAGAAGAAAAAACTGTAGTTCCTTTGTTAGAGAAAGCAGAATTAGCCAGCCTACCGGGAACCCCCGCAAATCTTACAGGTTCAGCTGCTACTGGATTGCCCCAACAAGCTTTCCCCGTCGCTAATGATAAAAACGAAAGAATATCCACCTTACTAGGAGGAGATGGGCCAGCTATTGCCCTAGGCGCTGATTTAGGGCTCTGGGACACCACTAAAACTTATGAAAGAGGCGACTTCTGTTACCTACTAAAAGAAAATATAAAATATTATTTTGTATCTAAAGGCCCCATGCAGGATGCGTCTGGAAATATTATACTAAGCGGAGACGACCCTAAATTCCCTAATACAGGAAAAGTTCCACCCAACACTGATTTTTGGATAGCTGACGAATGTTCTAAATCTCTTACTGGCTGCAGAATGAGATGGGGGATAGGGACAACAGGCAAAGTAAAGCCCGGCGTAGGATGCCCAATCAAAAAAGGAGAACTCCCATATGGAGGTTTTCCAGCTGCTAATAAAATGTCCAGACAACAATGATTTTAAAAGATTACATAAAAAAATCTATTAAGAGTCACGCTTTAGAGGATGAATCCAAAGAGTGCTGTGGCATTGTATTAGAAAAAGAGCAGGAGTTAAAAACATTCCGCTGTGTTAACGTATCAGAGGGATCGGATAAACACTTTTCGATTAGGCCCCTAGACTACGTTTTGGCTTCAGACGAAGGAACCGTAAAGGCAATTTATCATTCTCACAACTCTGCCAACGACCAGTTTTCTCCCAATGATATGCTTAACAGTAAGTCTCACAAATTGCCATTCATACTTTATTGCTCTAAAAAAGATTCTTTTAGCTTTTTTGACCCTAAGAAGAGTAAGACTTTTCTTTATGACCGCATATTCAAGATAGGAGAGTCCGACTGCTATACGGTTATAAAAGAGTATTACAAAAATTTAGGAGTAAATCTTTCAGGTGAAAACAGGCTGGGAGATGATTGGCATAAGAAAAACCCTGAACTGATACAGGAGTTATTCAACTTGAATAAAAACAACCCTGATTTGCCGATTGTAGAACTTGCCCCATCTAGCGAGCTGCAGAAGCACGATGTAATAGTATTTGAGTTTGTGAGAGGAAAGGGAGCTAATCACGTCGCAGTATACTTAGGAGATGGGAACATTATGCATCACCCGCGAAACAAGTATTTATGCATTGAACCTTTGAATAAATCTCTAACCAAAACCATTTGTAAAATATATAGACATGAGCAATTTAGTTAATATAAAAGTTCACGGAATTCTCGCAGAGCAACTAGGTCAATCCGAATGGAGTTTGGCCGCCAAAAATGTTGGACAAGCTGTAAGAGGAGTAGAGTGCAACTCTAAAAAACTTTATAAATCCTTATTAAAAAATGATAAAAAAAATATAAAGTATCGCGTTCTTATCAATAAAAAAGATTTTCAAATAGAAGAAGGTAAAGACCCCAATACTATAGAAGGTTTAAAGTCTTCCGAGCTCGCAATGTCTAGTAGTAGTATAAAAACAATAGATATAGTACCAGTAATAGAAGGATCAGATGACTTCATGTCTATACTTACTATTATAATAGGAGTTGCTTTAATCGCTGTTGGAGGCTGGGGCTTAATGGGGGTAACATCCATGGGGGCCGGAGGAGCAATGGGAACAGCGTTAGTTTTAGGCGGTATAGGGTTAGTTGCCGCAGGTATAACTAATCTACTGACTCCAATGCCAGAATTTGGGGATTTTAACGAAATAGAAAGAGGAGGAGCGAAGGCTTATCTTTTTAATGGGCCAGAAAATACAATCAAAGAAGGCGGCCCTGTATTTGTTGGATATGGAAGACTTTTAGTGGGAAGCCACGTCGTTCAATCTGCGAGTGATGTTGTTGATGCTTCTGCAGAAATTGCACCGAAAGATACATGGGGTGAAACTAAATACGGGTTGTTATACAATATACCCAACGCAGGGAACCTGCTTAAAACACAAGTTAATACTTGGGGAACTCAAGGTTAAAAAATGGGAAGTAAGAAAAAACAAAAAGAAGCACGTCCAGTAGTAACTGATTTATCAGCAGTAAAAGTTGGCGATAACTATGTTGTATCTCGCGGCTTCGCAGAGACAGTAGATTTAATAAGTGAAGGCGAAACTGAAGGGATAGTAAGCGGCAATTACACTTATAGAGGTGAAGCTAATGTGACGGGCTACCAACAAGTAGTCTTCAAAAATTATCAAGCTACAGGAGACGACTCACTAGGCAACTATGACCTTGGCTTTCTTCAATCTATATATTGGAATGACGTAGCTCTTGTTGACGAAGGAGGGTTTTACAATTTTCCCGCTATTAACGTTGAAACAGTTAACGGGTCCGCGGTAGGGAATATTCCGTCTCTAAACAGTGAGATGACCACTTACGCGGGAGTTAGCTCTAGTGACTTCTTAGACTTAAGTGTTTCGAGGCAGATAGGAGAAAGGCTTTACGGACCAGAAATCCAAGGAGGAGATGCAACTCCTACAGATACAAAACCTGCCGCTTTAAAAGCGGGAGTAACAATAGACAAATACTCAAAAACATATACAGTCCTAAATAAAGAGTTATCCAAAATAGAGGTTAACATAAAAGTACAAGCTTTATTTGAAAGTATTCAATCTGGCCCCAAAACTTACAAGAAAACTAGCGAGCTAAAAAAATGTAGAAAAGCTTCTACTGGTTTTGGAGACACTAAAGCTCGGACTATTGAATACAATATTTACTACCAACCTATTTTTGATGTCAGGTTTGAGCAGTCTACCACAACGTCGGGGGCGGATGTAGTTACTCCACGAGATACTACAGGGGATGGCAAATGGCTCGGGCCAATTAAAGAGACTGTTTTAGGTAAGGTCGATGATATATACATAAGAAAAACTGTTATAGATGTTTCTTCATTCAATTATAAAGAGACTACAGGATTTGAAGGCTGGAAGATTAGAATAGTTCGCGTTACTCCTGAATCCCTGACTTCATTTTTAAAGAATATGAGTTTTGTAGATTCTATTGTTGAAATCTACGGAACAACTTTACGTTATCCTTATTCGGCGATGGTTTATTCTCAATTTGACGCAAGATCTTTTGGTCGTATACCAGCACGAGCTTATGATACACGGCTAATCAAAGTAAAAGTTCCCAACAACTACAATCCTATATTAAAAACTTACGGAAACAGCTCTGATACGAACATAGCAAACAGAACAGGATGCGAACAAGTAGTGTATAGCACGAGCGAGATGACGTGGAAACGGAATAATACGGGAACAGCAGTGAGTTGGGATGGAGAATTTAAAAGAACAGATGACGACTCAGTCCCCGCTCTCAGAGAAGGCGAGTATGTAAGAGAATGGACAGACAACCCTGCTTGGTGTTTTTACGATTTAATGACCAATCCTCGTTATGGTTTGGGAGAATACATAGAGGAAGACAGGATAGATAAATGGACACTTTATGAAATTGCTCAATATTGTGACGTGCTGGTTCCTGATACTTATGGAGGATTGGAGCCTCGATTTACTATTAATTATATTATAACTACTCGTGAAGACGCTTTTAAAGTTTTAAATGATTTAACTTCTATATTTTTAGGTATTGCTTATTACGCAAACGGAAATGTATTCGCAGTCCAAGACAAGTATAAAGATGCCGTTTATCAATTTAACAATTCCAATGTACTAGACGGTAATTTCACTTATTCAAGCTCTTCAAAAACAGCTCGACATAGCGTGGCTGTGGTTAGATATAACGACAAGAAAAACCTATTTCAACCAGCTATTGAATACTTAGAGAATGAAGAAAGCGTCAGAAGATACGGCATAAGAGAAATAGAAACTACAGCCTTGGGCACCACAAGCCGTGGCCAAGCAAGGCGTTTTGCTCAATGGATATTATCGAGTGAAGCCCAAGAAACGGAAACTGTAAGTTTTTCTGCCGGTCAAGAAGGGGCTTACATAATGCCGGGGGATGTCATCCAAATTTACGACAACTTCAGAACCTCTTTAAAATATAGCGGAAGAACGAACGCTGTTAGACCCCTAGTTCCTAACTATACTATTGCAAATGCAGCTGTCGTAACTCCTGTAATAGCTAATAATTTTAACAGTATAATACTTGATCAAGCTTTAAACTTTACGAGTAACACCCTTTATAGATTTTCTTTATTGACTCCTACTTACAATACCAACACAGGAGATGCGAATGAAATTAGAAGACCACAAATCCAAAACTTGCTGTTTAGTGGCGCTCATGCCAACGCTATAACAGGAGACTATAGATCCGACTTAAGTGGTGTGTGTACTCAAATATATTTCAATACCGGGACAGCTTTCGGCGGGACTGGCAATAAACTCGATTTTGATAATTATGTTATAACTGGCTACACGAACACAGGTGTCCAAACAGCAGGTAATAATGTCCCCCCTCTTTTACCATCAGAAGTAACAAGCGCTTCCTATTCTGGAGGATGTTTTTCCGGAGAAAATCTAATATGGAGTATTGAGCCAAACGACCCAAATGATGCCGAAGTTATTAGCGGGAGCTACTCTAACTACAAAGTAGTGAATATCGCGGAGAATGAGGGAACTTATGACATTTCTGCTTTAGCTTATTCTACAGGAAAATATGACGAAATATATAATTCAGCTAACTTGACTTCTTCACAGGCCACAAAACAACCCGTTTTCGCTACGGGAGATGCCAACAATGCATCTCAACACAAATTTTATTACCCTTTAACTGCTTTGGGAGTAGTTAAAGGAAACGCCTACTCTACCGCGATAGGGGGAGATGAAGTATCTTATAACACTATAGAGATAACACTACCTCAAGCGGGTTATTCAGTGGCCATCCTTAAGGATTCAGACGTAGATGGCGGATACAATTTTCAAATAGTAAAAGAAGAAGAGGCTCCTTTCGATATAAATTATGTAATTGGGATACAAAGTACTGGAAATCCCCTCCCCCACTTAGGAAGTCTTAATCAAGTCGAGACTTACGTCATACCTCCTACCGAATACTACAATTATAAGGATAATATAAATACCCAAATAATCCACTATACCGACAAGGATCACGTGGAAAAATTTGATCCGGTAGATGATGATGGGGTTGTGACCGATGCATTTAAGACAGTCCATACCGAATTCTTGATAGAAGAAAATACTGACTATTATGTTTCTGTTTTCGCCGTATCAGAGACTAACACTCCTTCTTACGGAATGTTAAAAAAGATAACTGTTAGTGACATTAACATAGGTCTGTCAAGTTTAGTAGGGACAGTATCTTTAACAAATTTAGCTACCGAAGGTATTACTCATCAACCCGCAGCTGACGGCAGTATATCTTATACGCCTTCAGGGATAGAGTCCGCCGAGCCCGGTTTTGAATGGCAGAGTTCTTTCCAAGGTATATGGGATAACGAGGCGCAAAACTTTTCGATACCTTTTCCTGAAGATATTCTAGAATACAGGATAACTGTACGTGAACCAAGCTCTAGTAATGTCCCTTCGGAAAATGTATTTATTGAAATAACAGGTTACAACACTCCCGCAGCTAACCCTAACTTCGTGCTTCAGCAGCTATATAATAACCCTAACTCTGTTACGGGATATAGATACGATGGCACCGTAACTGGGTGGAAAGGAAATTCAGCTATTGATGGTTGGGGTACAATGACGGATAATCAAAAAGATGCGGCCGGAGCTGAATGGCTATCTGTTAGTGGGAGTGGATTTAATATCTTAAATCAACCAGATCGTTTTCCTCGTAGAAAATTTGACCTTGTGGTAGAAGCGCACGATGGACAAGGGCACACTAGCGCCGGAAACAGGGTGTTTTCCAACACTTTATTTAAGGGCGCAAATGGTTACGAAGAAACTTGGGGAAATACTTCCCCTAACTATGATATTTTAGGAGTCAGTATAGATGCCCCAAGTGGACTATTTTTCGCTCAAATAACTGGCTTCCCTCTTAAGACTCGTTACATATCTCCTCAAACAGCTTACAACCGAGAGTTCCCTTATTTAGCTGAGACTTATGTCTATCCAAACGGAATGTTAGAGTTGAATATAAACCACGCCCAAAGTGCTGACGGCCAAACAATATCAACTGACATTGAACTCGAAGAGATGTTTAATAATGCGGCAGGGTTGGTTTACTATTATACTACTGGTAACAATCAGGTAGTCTTTAGCGATAGTACTGACATAACGGCTACTAGCATTCCTCGTACTCCAAAAAAGGCTCCTGAATTTAATCTAAAACTAGAGGACCTAAGTAATCCTTCTAATACGGGTATTGTTTTCGAAATAGAAACAGACGGAGACGGTAACAAGAATGCTTTTGGGGGGATAGTTCAACTCGGAGATACAAATACAGATTTTTGCAAAACTGTAAATAGAGGTTACTACATGCTCAATGATTCAGATAACCTTTCTAATCTTAAAATACCTTTCCCTGATATCAGTCATCATCTCATAGAAAACATGCAAATAACTTTAGGTTATTTTGATGAGTTACATAAAACTTCTGCTTTCGAATCTGACGGAGTCACTCCTAAATACCATGAAAGCGCGGGGTACAAAACTCCATTAATTTATCGTTTAGAAGGAATTAATTATTCTACTTCAGTAAGTTCAGATACTATGTATCCTGCGGCTGAAGGCCAAACTCAAGATGAAGTTATAGATAAGGCAGATTACCAACAATCATTTATTTCTAGTCCCGGAAACAGTGTTTTTGTAAATGAAAGTAGCTTAATGGGGGCTGATGATGAAGCTTTAGCATTCAGAGCTTGGGGAGAATTAACGCTAAGGCCTTATGAACTTACTAATTGGACATGGAACACAGACGATGGTTCAGCCACGATAGACGGAGTAAATTATCCCAATGGGGCTGCGTTGCGAAAAGCGACAGGGCTATCCTACAATGCTATGAAAACTTATGGTATAGGAAAAAGTGTTGGAAATGGCAGTAGGCATCAAGCATATGGCTGGCCCGGGCCTTACTCACATAGACAAGGGGGAAGCCGAGGCGAAGGCTTGATCAGGGTACCCATGTCTGAAGCTAATAAAATGAATCCCGAGACCAATACAATACCATTAAAATTTGTAGCTAAAAATCTTTTTAACCCTAAACTAGAAATATTCAACATCAGTTTTAATGAGTTTGATAAAGATGGAAAATACTTTGGCCCGGGAACTCAACAATTTAACATAGTAATAGATGGATTAGCGCTTGACCCTGAAAAATGTTCTAGCTGGATAAACGGATCTGTCAAACGATCCAGAATGGGAGCTGTGTGGAAAAGTGAAGACTACGTGGAGCTAACAGACGGAATAAACCATCCGATTTTTGGCAATGCTATATTAACAAATAATAGCATAAGTATTAGTACTGAATGGGATATGTCTGAATGGCGCCCTTACCCAGTGGAAATACAAGTTCAGTTTGGAATTCTAGAGACTAACGAGTAAAATATAGTAATGAAACCTGAAATATTTGAAGCTTCTTTAGAAAAAGGATCAAATAAACTCTACATAAAATCAGATAAACAAGTCGCGATTAGAAACGGAGCATTCATTAAACTCGGCGGTAACGATATATTTTACAGAACTGAAAGTACTGAAGATATTAACATCAAAAGAAAATTTGATTATTCCGGCGAAACTTTAACTATAAAAGGAAATTACCAATTCAAATTAGCAAAAGGCGACAAAGCACGAATATCTTTTAATGAATATGAAGCTATTAACATCAACTCCATTGAGGAAAGCTCTTATAAACATTCTGTAGGAGAACTTTTTTATGCACAAGGAGGCAATCCTTCCAGTTCAAGCGGGAACGTAACTGGCGAATATACAGAGTTCCGAATCACTAAAGTTAAGGAAGACGGTAGTATAGATAAAATAGAAATAACCAGACCGGGCCTTTACATACATCCTCCTCAAAATCCCATAGAAGCGCTCGAGGAAAACGGTAAAAAAATAAAACTGAATGTCGAGTATGACATCTCTTCAGAAGTTTCCATTATTGAAAGAGACTTTGTATCGGTTAACGTATCTCCTATCGAAAGCAAACTAAAACTTTCTTACCCGTTACCGCGAGGAATAACCGAAGGCGAATTTATAGTCTCCAAACAAGTGATCTTCTTAAATAAGCCTTACGATTCAGAATCATTTGAGACTGAGATTTGTCAAGTGACTTTCGATTACTCTCCTGTTAACGGTATACCCCTTTTACCCCCTAATAGTATTGATCCTCAAACTTCATATAATGAAGCTGTAGCTATTATTGATAAAAAGCTACATGATATGGATAAGAGAATTACCCGTATGGAAAATATGAACTATTAACGCGAGGTCTTTTGTCCTGTTTGTTGTAGTAGTCCACCGGGACGTTGTTGTTTGACGATTTCCTGCAGAACAACTCCTTGAAGAATCTTTCCTAACTCTTTGTTCTTCTCTGTTTCTTGCATGTCATCTCTTTCGTCGCCGGAAGCCTTCTTCTCTGTTGACTCTGCGGTCGCTTCAGTGCCGCCGCTCTTATCAACGTTGATATTTATTTTTACGTTGTTTGTAGTATCGCCGATACCTCCTGCTGAAGTGCCTGCAGCTCCTCCTTGGTTTCCTACTAATCCGCCAGCTGCGTAACCCGGTAGGTTGCCGCGGTTTAATTCAGACATGACACCTACTCCATGAGTACGTACAGCAGAAGGGCTCATGATATATTCGCCGCCCATTACTCGAGCTAAACCTCCATTTCCAGTAGATCCACCTTCAGCAAGTTCGAACCCTATTTTCTTTGCTAAGCCAGCAGTTGAATTATCAGGGGTACTTCCTGTCATAAACTTCGCGCCGCCAATTAACATAGCTGCACTTGCGTAAGCCTGAATTAAGTTTCCACGCTTCTTTCTTTTAACTGCATCTACTGCGTCTTTTCTTCTTTGAGTTTCTGTAGCTAAATAGTCTTGATACTTAGACATCCTCTGCTCTTTCTCGAACATACGAGCAGTTTGTGGATCATCTTCACCCAATCTACCAAGTAAAGATAATCTATCACTTACTTCAAATCTTCCTTCAGTTGGTCTAGCTGCTTCACTAATTAGAGCGCCAGTTTTAGGGTCACGGCGGTAATAAACAAAAGCTTTATTTAATGAGACGGATGCAGAACCTCCTCCACCACCCATTCTGTCTGCGCCGCGAGCGTCTGGATCTGGACCACCTAAGAAGCCATACTTGCTACGGCCGAAACCATAATCTTGAGAAGGCAAAGGTTTAGGCCCTGCAGATTGTCCACCACCTCTAAGCACTCCACCTAAAGCTGCAGCTCCTGCGCCTATAGCTAACATTTTCCCCATGCCGGGAGCTTTACCACCGCTAGCGTAACCCGGTATTCCATTCATAGCATTTAAAGTACCTACGCCTAATTTGTTAACGGCAGACTTACGGATCACGAATTCGCCGCCTTGCATTTTTGTTAATACATCATCTTTATTACCAGAACCGCCAGTTACTAATCCTCCGGATTGATAACCTTTAACTAATCCTCCTCGTGCAAAACCCATAGAGCTAAACATCATCTTTGATGCCATATCAAAAGACATTTGAGATATTGAATCTAATATTCCTTGAGCCATACCTGCAAAAGCCTCTTGAGCTGAAGCAGCCCCACTAGCTATAGATTTAAAAGCGTTCGCAAAAGAGCTTTGCATAGTTTCCGCTACATTAACAACGCCTTCTTCAAATTCATGAACTGCTGCAATATCATCGTAAGCAAATGCTTCACGAAAAGCTGCTCCGGGATTCGCAGCAGAAGCCCCACGCTCCCTAATTGCCGATCTTCTTGCGGCCTTATCTGCGTCAGCTATTTCCTTTGCACCAATTCCGTATATACCTTGCTCCGAAGCCATTTTACGTAAACCTGCAGCTGTATTAGCATCTTTTCTCGCTTGGCTGCGAATGTTAAAAGCTTGTACTGAACCTTGAAATTTCTCCATTTCTTTACGCTGCTCTATTAGAGCTTTTGTATTTAATTCTATATTAGCTTTTTCTGAGTCCCGAGCCTTATTTACTTCTTTTATTGCCGCATCTGTCTCCATCTCACTCTTTACTCTAACATTACGCAAGTTCTCTAAAAACTTTTGTTCAGCCTCTTCAGTAGTGGTAAGCCCAGCCGATCCTTTTTGCATGTCATCCAAAACTCTCTGTCTTTGTATAATGTCCTCTTCGGATACATTTTTATACTTCTCATGAAGTTGAAATAAAAGTTCGGCTTGAGCATCGTTAGTCCCTAACTGCTTATCTAGAGTACCTATTAATGCTTCGCGCATTTTTATCTCATCTGTATTTAGTTTCTCTTCGGCTTTAATTTGTAAGGCTCTTGTTGCTTTATCAGCTTTGTCTTCGGCTGCTTCACTAGCTAATGCACCTTTACGGGTAATTAGCTGGTCCCCTGCCATAGTTATCCCCGACATTCTCCCCATATTATTCAAGTTTGTTGCCTTAAGAGCCATCTCTGCGTTAAGATCTCCTTGTAGACTTCTTGATCTAATCCCGCCTCCTATTGACGTCTCCATTAAATTTCGCCTAACTCCACGTTTTAAGAACTCTAATTCACCAGTAGTCAGCATTGAAGTTCCTGCTTCTCCCGGTCTAGCAGTTGCCCTACCTACAGCTCTTGCATTAGACAAACCCGCTAATTTTGGATCATTAAAAATATCAAACAAAAGCCTTTGCAACCCGGCTCCCGCTGCCGCACTAAATCCTCGTTGCTGCCGCTCTTCGAATGTAACCCCTGACTGCCTAGCATCAAACGCTGCATCACTAAGCTCTTTACTTAAAGCTGGAAACTTAGCCTCGTTTAATAGATCGGCAAATTCTTCAGCTGCTTGTATCGTGTCAGAAAAATCTAATTTTTCGAAAGCTGATGTAACCATTGCACCCGATTCACCCGGGAGAGCATCTCCAGTCCCGCCACCTGAGAATACATCCATATCACTACGATACATTTCTCCCGCTCCTAAAGGTGTTACGAGTGCCTTAACCCTTTCGAGAATCTCAATACCACTTTTTGTCGTTATTGGGGCGCCCTGAGCATCAGCAAAACCTCGATTCTTTTGTCGAGACTTCACTCCTAGTAATCTGTCTTGAACATCAGGAGTAAAGTAAGCATCCTTAAATTTCCTAAAGTCTTTATTTCCGGGGTCCGTGTAATCTCCAGCTAGGTCTGAGATCTGTTCCTTAAGGGCTTTTCTTGAGTTAGCAGCTTGGACCTGCATTGCTATTATTGCTATTTGTTTATTTAACTCGCTAACACCTCCCGCGGGGAGACCCTCGGTCCCTCCGCTTGTCATTATTTTGTTTATATTTAACTGCTTCCTAACTCCGCCTTTGCCTTCTATTAACTCTCTAGCAGCAGGGTTATTAGGCTTAACTGCTTCAATATCTCTAATAGCTTCATCAATACCTTTTAAAGCTTCGATTCTTTGCTTGGGGGTAGCTGAGTCAAAATCACCTAATATATCAAAAGCAGCTTTAAGCTGGGTAAAAGACTCTTTTAGTTCAGAAGCAGTTTTTTTCATTTCTTCCGCAGCAATCTCCGCATCATTAAAACCTAACATAGTTTTTATATCACCAGCGGACACAAGAGCTCCCACAGCTGCACCACCTAAAGCTCCCAATGGACCAGCCATTGAGCCTCCCATCATCGCAGAACTTAGTATAGTGGATAAACCGCCCACTGCAGCTTGACCCTTTTCCCCAAATGCTGAACCTACACCACCCGACACCATACTAAGCGCAATTGATGCCATCATCATCTTATCAGCTGACATCCCCATCTTCTTACTAGACTTCTTATTTTCATCAGCTGCACTTTTTTGATCTTTAGCAGCTTTCATTTCGCCCGGTAACCCTGTAAAAGTACTAAAATTCGGAACGAAACCTCCAGCAGCACCATGTGTCTTAGGATTAATTCCCATGGCTCTCGAACGCCCTATACCTTGATTTAATCCACCCGGTTCGTGGTTAGTATTATAAACTCCTATTCCATTAGGGTTACCTGAAGAACGTAAAGCTGGGCTGCTTCCAACTCTAATAGCTGAAGCAGGAACCCCAGCCGAGACTTCTCTTCCAATAGCGGAAGTTAATGGAGAGAAGTTAGGAACAAAACCTAAAGCTCTTCCTTTACCAGTGTTTTGGCCTAACTTTCCTGCAGCTAATTGTGTTAATATACTTACTCCAGTTTTACTAGTTTGAGGGTCATTGAAATATTTTTTAGGCATCTCCCCACCTTTAGCGGAAGCTAACCTTCTCTTAGCGTCAATACGGGTAATTGGGACGCCAAAAATTTTAGACATAGCGTTACTTGGCTTAGCTCCGGCCTCGAAGTCGAATGCAGCTCCCGGAATTGCCTGAGCAGCTTTCATTGACATTCTCATAGCTTCTTCAAAAATACCCCCCTCTACTCCGGGCTCAAGTTGTCCCATTCTCCCCGGCGAACCTTCTATACCCATCTTTTTCATCATGGTATTTGAAAGCCCTTGCATACCTTTACTTATGTTTCTATCTATATCTCTTGAAAACAATTGTTCAGCTGTACTATCTGATGTTGGACTCTGAAAGCTCTTCGCTCTTATACCTCGTAAAACAATTCTAGCTCCATCTTTTGCGAGTTGTTGTCCTATTTTTGTCTTTTTTAGACCCGTTAAACTCTTAGCGTCTGCTGCTCCATCAAATTTAGTAGTTCCTTTTTCGTCATAACCTAAAAGAACCCCTATGTCACCAGCCGGAATAGTGTACGTAGCTTCTTTTCCGCCCATGCCTGCCTTTTTACTTCTTACAGCGAAAGGTGAAGAAGCTCCTATTCTGAAGTTCGGAACAAATCCTGCGGCAGCATAAGGATTGAAACCATGTGCAGCGCCGAAAGCTGATTTATAACCAGCTCCAGCAGGACTGTTTTGAGGTGGCATGATTGCTGATTGAGTCATTCCCGGAAAACGTTTAACTGTTTCGGCGGAATTATACATCATACTTCCCGCCCCGGGTTGATTCATAGTGCGGATAGCTCCAGCCCTGTATCCTCCCGCTGCCGCCGCTGCTCTTTCGCCACCAGCACTTGCAAAGTTTGGAATAAACCCAGCAGCTTTGCCCGGTAAACCCCTAAAGCCTAAAGCCCCCATTGGAGCCGTAGCTCCCCTCCTACCAGAGGTAACACCCCTTCTGTCAAGACTGCTTGCTATTGGACCAGCGATTTCCGCTGCCTTTCTACGAGCTATAGTTTGAGCTTCTATTGTAGCGAGTATTTCTTTTTCTAAATTAAGTATTGCTTTTTCTGAGGTTCCTACTCTGGCAATCAACTCGGGCTCTTTCATTAAAAGATCCGTTATACTCTGTTGAAGAGCTAATCTAGACTGGGTGGCCTTGTTAAGCCCCATAAATTCCTTAAAAGCTGTTCCTGCAAATTTAGCTAAGTTAGCTACCAGTTTACCTATTGCAACACCTGCCAACAGAATACCCGGACCGCTTATAAAAGTGCCTATTCCAGCCATTAACCCCTTCCCTACAGTTTGACCTAATGCTTCGGCTGCTCCACCTTCCCCGAACGCCTCAATAGCCGTATTGACTCCTCCT